CACCCGCTGGCCCTCAAAGAGGAAACATACTTAACACAGTTAAGTTAGCATATAATCCAAATAAAGTACAGAGAGATGCTTTATATGTGAAGAGAATTAACCCAGTGATCTTCTCACCTGGCGGTGGATTCTTACTATTCGGTGATAAGACAGGACTTGCGATTGCATCTGCATTTGACAGAATTAACGTACGTCGTCTGTTCTTAAATCTAGAGGCAAGAATTGAAATTGCCGCAAGAACTCAACTCTTTGAGTTTAACGATGAACTCACAAGAGCTAATTTCCGTAATATTGTTGAACCATTCTTACGCGGAGTTCAATCGAAGAGAGGTATATCCGACTTCGTTGTGATCTGTGATGAATCAAACAACACACCTGATGTCATTGATGCAAACGAGTTTAAAGCTGATATCTTTATCAAACCAGCTCGTTCAATTAACTTCATCGGTCTTACATTCGTCGCGACTAGAACTGGAGTTTCCTTCAGTGAAGTCATAGGTCGAGTTTAATTAAAGTCCTACTAAATAACAAAAGGAGTTAAAAGAAGAAAATGCCAAGTTTTTCAAGCAGAAATGTTCAAACCTTCAGGGATAAACTGACAGGTGGTGGAACAAGGCCTAATTTATTTGAAGTTAAAATTGCTGTTCCTCCAATGCTCAAAGATGATGTGGTCGATCAAGATATAATGACATTCATGGTAAAGGCAGCTGAAGTACCAGCTGCCAATATTGGTAATATTCCTGTACCATTTAGAGGTCGTGTTCTTCCAGTTGCTGGAGATCGAACATTTGATCCTTGGACAGTAACTGTTATCAATGACCTTGAAGGATCTGCGAAGAATGTTAGAAACTTCATGGAAGTATGGAGTAACTCAATTAATGATCTTCAATTTGATGGTGGTGTCACTGATCCTGAGCAGTATCAGTCAAATGCAAAAGTATTTCAATTTGGAAGAACTGCTAAAGCACAAGATAGAATAGAGGGAAAACAAGCTGGAGACGGAAATTATAAAACTCTCAGAGCATATAAATTTGAGGGAATTTATCCAAACTCTGTAAGTGCAATACCTCTTGATTACGGTGCAACTGATCAGATCGAAGAGTTTCAAGTAACATTTAATTACATATTCTGGAACGTAATTAACGAGCAACCATAGTTGATTTATATCTCGATTTGAGATATAATATAAATACCTTTAAAGGTATAAGAATTATACGATGGCACAATTATTTGGTTTCTCAATTGACGATTCATATAAGAAACCGTCCAAGTCAGTAGTCTCTCCTGTTCCTCAAAACAATGAGGATGGGGCAGACTACTATTTGGCATCTGGGTTTTATGGTCAATATTTAGATGTAGAAGGTGTATTTAAGACAGAATATGATTTAGTTCGTAGATATCGGGAGATGGCACTTCATCCAGAAGTGGATTCTGCTGTAGAAGATATTATATGTGAAGCAATTGTTGCAGATCAAAACGATTCTCCTGTTCAAATTAATCTAGAAAATTTAAACGTAGGGCCAAAAGTCAAAGATATTATTCGTGGAGAGTTCCAATACATCAAAGAGATGTTGGATTTTGATAAGAAAGCACATGAGATATTTCGTAATTGGTATATAGATGGTCGAATTCACTATCATAAAGTTATAGATCTGGAAAAACCAGAGGAAGGAATTAAAGAACTTAGATATATTGATGCACTTAAAATCAAATATGTAAGAGAACAGAGAAAGAAAGGTGGAGATAATGCAATTCAATACGCAAATAATTCTAGACCTGGCATCGAATCAGATCCACAACAAGCTGAATTTCCAGGCCTGACAGAGTATTTTATATACACACCTAATTCATATCAAAAAAATCAATATGGATCTGTTGCAGTTAGTGGTCAACAGAAAGATGCAGTTAAGATTGCGAAAGATGCGATTGCGTATTGCACATCAGGTTTAGTAGATCGTAATAAACATACAGTTTTATCTTATATTCATAAGGCAATCAAGGCATTGAATCAATTAAGAATGATTGAGGATAGTCTTGTTATCTACAGATTATCAAGAGCTCCAGAAAGAAGAATATTTTATATTGACGTAGGTAATTTACCAAAGGCAAAGGCGGAACAATATCTTCGTGAAGTCATGTCGAGGTATCGTAATAAGTTAACATATGATGCAACAACTGGTGAGATTCGTGATGATAAAAAATATATGTCAATGATGGAAGATTTCTGGCTTCCTCGAAGAGAAGGTGGTCGTGGAACTGAGATCACTACTTTGCCTGGCGGACAAAATCTTGGTGAACTTACAGACGTAGAATATTTCTTGAAAAAACTTTTAAGAGCTTTACAAGTTCCTGAGTCTCGCATGGCTGATAATAGTAGTTTTAGTTTAGGACGTTCATCAGAAGTTTTAAGAGATGAACTTAAATTCAGTAAGTTTGTAGGAAGAATGAGAAAAAGATTTAGTAATCTTTTCCATGATATTCTAAGAACTCAATTAATTTTAAAGAATATAATCACTCCCCAAGATTGGGATCAAATGAGTGATCATATTCAGTATGATTATCTTTATGATAATCACTTCGCTGAACTTAAAGATGCGGAACTTATGCAAGAAAGACTTGGACTTTTGGCAACTGCTGATCCTTACATTGGAAAATACTATTCAATTGATTACATTCGTCGTAAGGTTTTACGTCAAACTGATAATGAAATTGATGAACAAGATAAGATCATTAATGCTGAGAAAGAAGCTGGTCTTATTTTACCAACTGAACAAGAGATGTTAATTGCACAACAAATGCAAGAACTTGGAGGAGGTGGTGGTAATACATCAAAACAAAATCTAGGTAAAACACAAACAGAAGGTGGTAAAGAAAGCATTAACACAGCTGGAACTGAGGATGTAGGATCTCCAGGCACGCCAAATCTTAAAGGTGGCGAGATATAAATAAAACATAGGTATAAAGATTTTATCGTATGGACGAGTTAATGGATTTGATTATCGCGGATGAATCTCCGTCTGAAATCAGTGACACCATAAAAAATACCCTTTTTGCAAAGGCTGGCGAGAGAGTTGATGCTCTTAAACCTTACGTTGCCAACACTATGTTAGGTTACGATATTGATGATGAGACTGGAGAAACAATTGATCCAGAGGCTCAAGTTGATGAAGTAGATGCAGAAGAGGAACCAGTAGGTGAACTTGACAATGATCTAGAAAACGAAGAGGAAGATTAATGGCACATCAACCAGTGGGCGACTCACAAACACTTACTACAGGAACGTCGTCAACAAGAGTTCAATTCACAGTTCAATCTGACACTCTTAGAGTTGTTCCTGTGAGTCAAAATGTTCATGTAGCAATTGGAACAACTGCCACTGCTACGACATCTGATTATTTTGTCCCAGCTGGAACATCTGCGACTTTAAATTTAGGTAGAGTAAGTTGTATTGGAGTTGCTGGAATCACAACAGGAACATCAACAACTTTAGAATTATCAGAGGGAATGGGTAATCCATTTAAAGTTGATGATGTATTAACTGTTTCTGGTATAACTGGTGCGACAGGATTTAATACAACTGGAAAAGTTGTTTCTGTTCAGGAACAAAGAACTGTTAACTTTGCACAATATGGAGCAAAGGTAACAATAGATCATGATAGTAGAGGTCTTTTCGCTGGTGATGCAGTTCTAACGACTGCTCAGGCAAGAAGAACTTTAACAGTTGCTGCGAGAACTGATTCTGGATCAGGGAAGTTATATGCACAACAAGTTCAAATATCAGGAGCTCAATAATGAAACTCATTACAGAAGAAATAGAACAGGTTGAAGTTATTGTTGAAGAACGCAACGGTAAGAAGAACCTCTATATTGAAGGTGTATTCCTTCAAGGTGAAATTAAAAATCGTAATGGAAGAATGTATCCAATGCAAACGTTAGCTCGTGAAGTAGGAAGATACAATGAAAACTTTGTTCAGAAAGGCAGGGCTCTTGGGGAGTTGGGTCATCCCGACGGCCCGACTGTCAATCTTGACAGAGTATCTCATAAAATTACATCTCTCACAGAGAGTGGAAATAATTTTATAGGTAAAGCAAAAATTCTTAGCACTCCAATGGGAAAGATCGCATCTAATTTATTAGGTGAGGGTGTTAAACTTGGTGTCTCATCAAGAGGTGTAGGATCTTTAAATAAAACTAACGAAGGATACAGTGTGGTAGGAGAAGATTTTACTCTTGCTACTGCTGCAGATATCGTTGCAGATCCCTCTGCTCCTGATGCTTTCGTAGATGGCATCATGGAAGGAAAGGATTGGATATGGGATGGTGGTATACTTCGTGAGAGGCTTGCAACCAAAACATATAAACAGATCAATACTTTAGTTGATCAAAGAAAACTAGACGAACAGAAACTGAACGTCTTTGAAGATTTCTTAGCAAATCTTTAATTTATAAATAAATACAGATTATACAAAAGGTAAATCGGAGAGTTCAAATGTCCCGTGGGAAAAATTTACAAGAAATGGAGAACGCCGTAACCAGAGGTGCAAAACCAGCGGAGCCATCACAATTGGCAGGCGCAAGTTATGAAGATCTCGGTGGCCCAACTCCAGAAAACTATCGTCCAGACGACGATTCAGCAAAACTGAATGTCGGATCAACTGGCGATGGTGCATACTCAAAAAATCTCGCTTCCGTAAAAGGCGTAATGGCTAAATCTCAAAATGAGGAAGCCGAAGCTGAAGAGGAAGAAGTGATTGCTGAGGATGAAGCTGTTGATGAAACAGCTGAAGTTGTTGCCGAGGAAGAAGAAGTAACTGAAGAAGAAGTTACTGAACTTCCTGAGATCACAGATGAGGTTGACATCGAAGATGATGTTAATGCTCTCCTCGGTGGACAGGAATTATCCGAAGAGTTTAGAGAAAAAGCCAAGACAATTTTCGAGGCAGCTCTAAAATCTAAAGTTGCCGAACTCAGAGAAGCCATGGACGCTCACTACGAAGCAAAACTCGTAGAAGAGGTCGAAGGTATGAAGGGTGAACTCATTGAAAGAGTTGACTCATACTTGGAATACGTCGCTGACGAATGGATCCAAGAAAATGCTCTCTCAGTAGAGCGCGGTCTTAGAACCGAAATGACCGAATCATTCCTAGAAGGAATGCGTGGTCTTTTTGAAGAACATTATGTAAACATCCCTGAAGATAAATATGATGTCGTTGAGAATATGGTAGATAAACTTGACGAAATGGAATCTAAACTCAACGAGCAGATCGAGAAAAATATAGCTATCACAAAGAGTCTCTCAGAGGCAACAGGTGGTAACATTCTTTCCGATGTTTCTGAAGGTTTAACAACCACTCAGAAAGAGAAGCTCGCTTCACTTGCCGAAGGTGTTGAGTTTGAAAGTGAAGAATCTTATAAAGGTAAACTAGAGACTTTGAAAGAGTCTTACTTTAAAGTTTCACCAAAAAGAAGTGAGTCTGAAGTGTTAAACGAAGAGGCTGCAACTCCAGATGTTTCTGGGAACATGTCAGCATATTTACAGGCACTATCACACGCCACTAAAAAATGATCTCAACTTGTTAATTAATCAAACGTAAACTTATTAGGTATACAAAGCAAATGTTCAACAACGCAGAACAATTGCAAGAAAAGTGGGCACCACTCCTAGAACATGATGGAATTGATTCAATCAAAGATTCCCATCGTAAAGCGGTTACTGCTGTCTTGCTCGAGAACCAAGAAAGATTTTTAAGTGAGGAAAAGTCATTCCTCGCAGAAGCCCCAACAATGAATGTTGGTAATGGTGGTTTTACTAATGCCGCTACTGCCTCAGGCCCTGTTGCTGGTTTCGACCCAGTTCTAATCTCATTGATTAGAAGAGCAATGCCAAACTTGGTCGCATATGACCTTGCTGGTGTTCAACCCATGAACGCACCAACTGGACTCATTTTCGCAATGAGATCTCGTTTCGTTGATGGTACAAATGCAGACAGAAGACTCGGAACAGAAGCTCTCTTCAACGAGCCAGATTCTGCATTCTCTGGTCAGTCAAGTTCATTCAGTCAGACTAACGGATTCGTTAATGCTGCAACTGGTTTAGGTACAACCGCTCAGAGTGGTGACAACCCAGGCGCACTTAACCCATCCACTAATGCGACTCAGGTTGCATATGATGTCGGTCAAGGAATGAGAACTGACGACGCTGAAGGACTCGGTGTTGGCGATAATCAGTTTAACGAGATGGCCTTCTCAATCGAGAAGATCACCGTGACTGCGAAGTCAAGAGCTCTAAAAGCAGAGTACAGTTTAGAACTTGCTCAAGACCTTAAGGCAATCCACGGAT